GAATTTATCGGCATACTTAAATCCGTTCTTTTCACACCACATTCCGTAGGTAGTTTTAGAGTTTTTGCTGATTTTGTTCTTTGAATTGGAAAATACAAAACGAATGTCCAAATTGGGGTTTTGTTCCTTTACTAATTGATGTTTCTTGCGGTCTGCCGCAACAAATCTACCTTTTGTTTCTACCCTGATACCATTAGGTAACTTAAAATCAGGATGATAATTGTGAGATGAAGCAGGAATGATGTATTCAACCTTTTCAGTTTCATATTCTACTTTTATTCCTCTACTTTCTATTTGAGATGATATGGATTCTTCCAAACCAGACTTAAATCCATATTTTTGTGCAACCCATTTAGAGTTGTTTTTTTTCTTTGTAACCTTTTTAGCCATTAAAATTATTTTGTTCTATCTTTTTTACCGTATGGTTTTGCATCCGTATATCCATTTTTTAAATACGAACTACCACCACCAATTTGGCCACCTGCAATACCATATCTACTTTTAGCCGGTGTAATTGCTTCAAATGCTGCAATAGCTTTATCATCTGCGTTTTTTGTTCCAGAAAAATCAACCCCTACTGAATATTTTGTTTTATCTTTCGATTTATTTGCATCTACTAATTCTGCAGCTGGTTTACCTTCTTGCCAATCACCAGATTTTTGTTCATTGTATAATTCTAAAATAGTTTTAGCCATATTATTTGTTTTTAAGTATAAATATAGATTATTTGATAAAAAATTATAATTTAGGTCTAACAAAACCGGCCGTAAATGGATAATGTGAATTTGGTATCAAACCTAAAGACAAAAATGTTTCAGCTAACCAAAAGTGACTATGTATTTTTAAAGATATATCCGTTACATCTGGAATCATATTAATCCATTTACTCATTACATCAACACTTCCCATAAACATTGAATCTTCACATATAAATTTATATGGATTTACTTCAATTAGTTTAATATCTCTTCCAAATAAATCATTCGGATGTTCGTTTATCCATTCATAAACATTTATATTAACCAATTCATTTATTGATAATACGGAATCACTTCTCATTAAAATAACTATATCGTAATCTTTGTGTGATTCTAACATCAATCTATGTAAGTTTTTCCAATGAAAAAATAACTGATTAGAATTTGGATATTCTGGTTTTATTGGAAATATCAAATCTTCATTTAAAATATCATAAACACAGTTTGGTAAATAATCGGTTATCATATTCGGTGTAACATCAAACTCTTTAATTAAATCACTATTTGAATATTTTTGTTTAGATTTATTCCAAGTAGAAAAATAATAATCACAATCGTAATATTTCTCTATATCAACCCATTTATCTATACAATTATCAAATTCTCGATACATTCCATAAATTAAAATGGCAGCTCTCATATTATGTATCAAATCTTACAATAAAGTTTACAGGAATATCTGGTTCCGATTTTATTGGTTGTGGAAGTTTTGCCACTGCAACTAAATCACAATTATCATCATATAAACCAATTGTAGTAATAAATGGTGCAAGGAATGAACCGGTTGAATCTACCGAACTACTCAAATCGTAGTGTTCAAATCCGGCCTTTAAATTTCCAATAGACCCCGTATAACCATAATTCAATATATTACCATTTTCTAATATAGATTTTTTACGAATATATTTTGCTCCTGGATTGGTTGCTGTTTTGTAAATTTTACCATCCGACCCTGTTACGAATCCCACTTCTTTTCCTATTTCAACAATTGCCGATGGGTTTTGTGATACATTGAATTCATCCTCATTTACAATCAAAAGATATTCATTTTCGTAAATTGTTTGTGTTGATTTATAACTTAATTCCCAATTATTTTTTAATAAATCTGCAGAATTTCTTGTTAAAACTACCAATCCTTGATTATAAAAAACATTTCCCATTTTAATACCCTGTGATTCTTCCGGTAAAAATGGTATATCTTCAACTATCACAACACCGGTTTCAATGTCTATCGATACTATTGTCAATTCATATGAATTACCACTATAAGACACCGATAATATATTATTTTCTAAATCGAAATCACCAACCATATCATCAATTGAAGCGGAATATATGTAATTTGATAAATCTGAAAAATTTATCAATTCATTTTCTACATCAATTCTACTTAATCTTATTGAATCTCTATTATCTTGTATATTACCAAATGAATCATCAAAATATGAAATTTCATTTAATTGATTTAGATTGTCTTTTAAAATAACTGAACCTTTTTTAATCCCTTCACCAACATAAACATTTGGAATTGATATTACCTTTGCACTACCACTTAAAAATCTTTCTTTGGATAAGATTGAATCCGTATACGATTTTGTTTTATTTCCAGTTCTTAAAAATGGGTTGTCTTCATAACCATTATAAAATTGAGCTCTTAATTGTCCGTATATAGAATTTTTAGGGAATTGATTGGATAATATTGAAGAAGTTTCGTTAGCCTCCAACAAATCAATTTCACTGGAATCATTAGAAAAACTCCACTCTTTGTAGGCCTTAAATGGCCTTATACTAATATCCGACTTTGGTATTCTTTTTAACATATCGTATATAAATATCTTAAAACTAAAAACCCACCAAATTACGGTGGGTCATAGTTTTTATTTTATTCTCCGATTAGAAGTCTAATTTAACTTTGATTGCAATCTCCTTATCGAATGATTTTTCGATTGGTTTAGAAACTTTAGCTACTGCTAATAATTCATTTGCATCATCATAAAGACCAACGGTTGTAATGTATACTTTAGGGTCTCTTTCAAATAATGGTTGAACAAATTCACCTACTAATCCGGTTACGAATGTTGGGTTATTTGAGAAGTTGAATTCTCTATTGTTTGCTCTTACGAAGTAATGAGATGTAGAAACATTCTCAGTTCTTCTCATTTGGAAATCTGCACCTGCACTAATTGAATTTAATAATGCAACTGAACCGGAGTTTGCTCCATTATTTTGATGATAAATATTTGTTATTGATGAGTTAGCTGGTGCTAATTTTACATCAACTCTATTTTGTAATGCAGTTGGATTTAATAATATAATTCCCATATCAGGATAGAATAAACCATATCCTTGACTTGAAGTTACATCAGAATAAGATGTAATACTTGAAGTTAATGCGGAACCAATATTTAATGTTCCTTCTACTACATTATAAACTCTACCTGCAGTTGTTACATTCTCATCAGAACCACCACTATCATCGATAAGTGTTAAAGAACCTTTTGAACCTGATAATTCTATTGAGAAATTACCTGGGTCTAGTCTTTCTTTGTATCTAGCTCTGTTTACATTGATTACATAGAAATTTTGTAGGTTGTGTCCGCCTGCAGTTGAACCGGTATAAACACTAAAGAATGCATCAGAACTATCCAATAAAACATTCTTAAATTGATTATAAGTTGCCTTTGTTGGTAAATTTGATGAATCAGTTTGTTGTAATGTAGGTGCACCATATCCATTCACATCACCATACGCAATTGAGAATTGAACCTCAGCTGCATCACTTGAAGTTGCAACATTATATATATCTAAATAGTATTTTCCACTAACACCAGATTGTTGTGCTGATGATGTAAAAAATAGATTTAATGAACCTGTATCACCACTCCATATTCCAGAAGTTACGATTTCGGTTCTGTTAGTTACTTTGTCAATTGTGCCAAATTTCTTATAGATACCATTTGTGATTGTAGTGATATCCGAACTGATTTGTTCACCAGTTCCTAAAAATTGGTTTACGATTCTAACTAATTCGTTAGTATCTACCGGAGTTCCTGCGGTGTTTGCTGCACCTGCTAAGTAATTTGATATATTACTTGCTAAAAGGGCCCCTCTTGTGTCTCTTATTACTGCCATAGTATTTTATTATTGAACGTAAGTTACTGTTACTGGAATAGTTTGTGAACCACCCGTTTCGTTACCATAAACTGTAATTGTAGTTCTGATAGTCGAAGTTAATGATGGGTTTGGAATAAATTTGAAAGTTAAACCTTTAGCGATTGCTGCAGTTGCAGATACATCGTCTCCGATAAATACTGGAACTGAACCAATTTCCGATGTTACACCTTCACCGATGATATCACCCGCGTTTTTGTTAGATAATACAATTGTATATCCTAAACTTCTATTTCCTGCAGGAGATGTAGTTGGAGATAATGCAACCTCACCACTTCTTTGATTAACCGATACATTAGGAACACCAAATTCAACAACTGGAATTCTAGTTGTGTTTTTTGGTAAAGTTACTAACTTATACTTCATTACTTGAGTCTCATCTGGATTAGCTTCTAATACAGGCATGTTTTTAATAGCTGCATCGTAGTAAGCTGAACCCAATGGGTGAGCTGGTTCGTATAATGTGTAATCAATCTCATCATCTGCTAATGCAAATTGAGTGATGTTTAAACCTTGACCCGCAGCTAATTTTTCTCTACCTTTTTTGGTAAGAATTGCGTCAACAGTTAATTCTGTGTTACTTAAATATCCCATAATATAATATTATCTTTGTTTATAAATATAATTATTTTAAAATTCCGTTATTCTACTTCTAAAATTGGTTCAGAAGTATTTCTACCCGTTCTATTTACTGTCAATGTATTTGGATTAGATACAAATGTTTCAACCGGTGGTGCACCATCTAAAGTAGTTGCTGCAGTATTTTTTGAACCTTTAAAGAAACTATTTTGTAATCCTTTTGTCAAATCCGATGTATTTCTATAATGTGTTGGTAAATATCCACTTACCGGTTTTACTGCAATTATATTACCCTGTACATTTGGAACAGTTGAACCACTAAAAGGTTGTATATTTAATTTAGTTTCGGTATAAGTTTGAATATCCGAAATATATCCACCTCTAGGGTCACCCAACCCATCTGCAGATGATGTTACTGCAAATTTAGTAACCATTCTTTCTTTTTCTTCCGTAATTAATTGAACTCTAATTCTCTCCGTTACTCTTCTATTATCTTTGTCAAAATAAGTTCTAATTGCATTACCATTTTGTGCATAAATACCAAATCCAATTGTTTCATATGCAGATTGACCATAGGTTTCAATACCCAATTCAACCTCAGTTGTAATTGTTGGTTCATCTAATCCTGCATCTATATTTACTTCTCTTTGATAAGATTCTGCATTTGTAATAGTAGTATCAGTATTCTCAATTAAACTATCATATTGATACGAATCAGCTATTAAATTTTCCGAAAGATTTGCATCTACTACACTATCGTATTGATTATTTTCTGCAATTACATTTTCGGATAAATCTGTATTTACTAATGCATCGTACTGATTATTTTCAGAAGTCATTATAGTGGTGTCCTGATAATGTATTGTTACTTCTTCTTGATAATCATCACCTATCGGTCTTTTTCTTGCAACTTTACTTCTTTCTAAAATATGTGGTTCAATTAATAAACCGGTAGTTGCTTTAACCCTTGCTGGCAACATCTTCTTAATATCTTCAAACATCGATTTCTCATATAGTTTGATTAAGTTAATGTATGCGTAAATATCTCTATTATCAAATCTTTGGAAATAATAATTTCTTAATTCATCTAATCTTTTATAATTTGATTTATACTCATCTGCGGGGTCACCAATGTAGTTATCTAAATTCAATCCACCTAAAGATTTAGCAATATCAATATTCAACTCTTTTGTAGGAGAGAAGAATAAACCAACTCTATTAGAATCAACCGGTGATTGGTCAAACGACTTTTTGGTTGCTCTATTTTTATAAGATAAATCCGAAACCAAAGTTTGTGATTCAAATCTAACTTTATTTGTAGAATATCGTGTAGAACCCACATCTGGAATTTCTAATACAACCGTTCTATCTATTGCTTCAAATTGATATGGATATGTTGTAACTGGATGGAATCCAATTGCAGATGCCGATAACAATGGTTCCGTATTCATTGAATATAATGAAGCTGTTGTTCCAGTTTCATAGTCATTTCTCGTTAATCCATTTTCAAAATATATGTTTGTATCCACATTTGGCAAAGTTGTATATGTTGCCAAATTTTTAGGGTATTCAAAATCTAATCTAAAATATAAATCATCAGTAGACGCAGATGTGTGATTTCCGTTAATCATTTCTGGGAATGAAACGTGTTCATAGAATCGTTCCTTATCCAATGGTGTAGACCACAAACGGAATTCATCTAAAGAACCAACATACCCACTACCACTTGCAATATAAATGTAGTTACCACCATCCCAACTTGCACTAACATTCAAAACACTTGCAGAAACCGATTGTTGAAATATAGTTCTTTCTTTTTCTGATTGTCTTACGTTTAATTCAAAACTAGAAGATATACTTCCACTATTTCTACTAACTTCAATACCAAAGAAACCATCATTGAATATTGGTAATAAAGAAGATGTTATTGCATTTGAACCCGAATAATTAAATATAACTTTACCGTATTTAGAATCCGTTGAACCACTAACATTTATTCCCCAACCACTACCCGATACGATAGTGAAATTACCACTATATTCTGGTTTTATAAAAAACTCTATTGTATCAGGTTTTCTATTTCTCTCCGTATTTTTCCACTCCAATTTAATACTTCCGGAGTTTTGTCCGTAGAATTTAAGTGCAGTTGTTATATTATCAAATTCAAATTTACTTTTATTTGTAGTTGTTACTTCTGGTCCACCAAATTCTAAAATTGAAAGGTTAGATGAAGGAATACCATAACAAGCCATTATTGCATAGATACCTCTTCTCGTTCCTTTGTGTTTTAATAGGTAAGGTAAGTTATTTACAATTCTTCTCCAAACTTCGTGTGTTCTTTGTTTTGCAGGATTTGTTTCTTTTGCATTTCCATCAGAATCCAAACCAAAGACATAATTCCACAATTGACTATCTGTGGCTAAGTTTTTAGCGTCCCAATTGAATGATTTTAATACATCAAATAATAATTTATCCGATATTCCGTTTGTTGATTTATAACCCAATCCTCTACTTTTTTCAATTGATTTTGTGTAATAATAGATGTTGTCAAAGTGTTGGCCTATCATTGAGAAAAATAATAGTAAACTTTGATTTTCCGTATTATTTACAATGTATTGTGGTATATTATTTAATACATAATTTGGATTGTTAATATCATGTGTTTCCGCTAAATTTATTATATTCACATACCAATTATCTTTTACAATATTATTGGTCGAAAGTAATCTAATTGAACCATTATAAGGCCAAGTAATTGAGTCACTATCATCTGTTGTAAATTCTGATGGTGTATATAAAAATTTCTCAAACCCATCAAACCCATTTATTATTTGATTTTTCTTTAAAGTTTGTCTTTGAATTTCTTGTGTTGATTGTAATGTTCCAGACCAAGATGCAGTTTGTGCATTTTGGATTGCATTTTCATATACTTCTATCAATTGAACTTTGTATACAAAATTTTCTACTCTTTCTTTTGCCGAACTAAAATGTATAAAGTTATCCCACTCATAATCGGTTGAACCACTTGTATAATATTCTATATTTAAATCATCGGTATTAACTAATGAAGAACTCAAATATTCTCCTATTAAATTAGAAGAAGACGATACGGACGCACTAAGTATTAAATCATCCAAAGATTCATACCCCGTTGACTTACCCATAACAAAATCAACATCCACACTAAAATTGGGGCCTTTAATTGGCGGACAATCTATTTCATCTTGTTGAGATAAAACTACCGTTTCAATTAATGGATTGGTTAATAATTTAGTAATCCAAAAAGTTGAATTTTCTGTAATGTTTGCAGGAAGTGGTGTGTATAATTTTAATATCAAAGATTCAACTTCTTTGGTAACCACAGTATTTCCTAACTCATCGGTTTTTTTATCCGATAAAGTAAAATTATCTTCTTCCCACGATGAAACTATTATTTGTTCATCATTACCAAAGTTTGCAAGATGTGTTAGATATTTACTTTCTTTTTCTGGCTCTGAGAATTTTACATTTTCAACAAATGCATCAAATAGAGTCTTTTTAAGTATGTCTTCATCTAATCTTATACTTGATAATAATAATGATGTTTTTATTTCGTATTCATTACCAGCCAATTCAACTACACCACTTCTATTATATGGTTTTAAGATAATCGTTACATTATCACTGCCCTTCCATTTTGGAAACTTATTAGATAACTCTTTTAAATTTATTTTAACTTTACCATTTGCAGGTAATGACTTAAATAATTGAATTCTACTTTTGTCCTTTGCAATTAAATCAATATCAACTGAAGAAACTGCAAATGAATTCCATTCCACATCATATTCCAAGTTTAAATCTGAAAATGAAGGAACATCTACGACATCAGGACATATAATTTGAGTAATTGATGGAAAATCATTTACACTATTAAAATTAACAATAATATCCGTTTTATTTCCTGTACCGTATGCATCACTATATGGAACTACTATTAGTTTTTTACTACCATATACCCCTGCAAAATCTTTTTTAAATGATAAGTCAATAAATCCCTTAGTTGCAGGAACTCTTATTTTACTATCCGTATTTAAATAAAAATCAACAAAATCAGTATTGGATGAATTAAATGGTATATTAACTATTGTATCTAAATCGGAATCTTTTACATTATAATCATACTTTGTACTTGTAATAGATACGATTGGTTGTTCGGATAATATTGTTTTTTCCATTACAACCGAAACAGCAAATCCACCCGTTAATAATTCAGTAGCTGGTATTGATATAGATTTACCACCAATTGTCCACTTTGAAACATCTTTTGAATTTTTTTCTGCAACTTGTCTGTTTGCATAAAATATTTTCAAAATTTTATAATTACTCGGAAGTTTTTCTTCTACATAAATTCGTAAAGTTGAATTTGCAAGATTTGACTTTAATATATTTTTACCATCCGTATTATAATCAGCCAAACTTATGGTATCAGTAGATATAATAGTATCACCAGAAACTATCTCATATTTTAATTTTAATAAATCACCAACTTCATTTTGTAAATTAGATGCAAATACAATTTCATAATTAACTAAATAGTCTGCACTCAATGGTTCATCGGCTGTTTGTTCAACCGGTGGAAGTGGAACAAATCCAATCTGACCACCGGTATTTATACCACCATACCCTAATCCTATATCTTCTGTACTTTCTACCATTTATTGTTTTTTATAAATATTTTATTATCTAATATTTTCCGCTCTACCTAATCCACTATCTACTCTTTCTCTAAAATCATTTGGGTTATCATCAATGGTACTTCCACCACCACCAAATCCACCTCCACCAAATCCACCCCCGCCACCGGTAGAACCACCAGTTCCACCACCACCCGGAGGAGGTGGAGGTGTATATCCACAATTTGAAGAATTTGCTGCAATCAATGATTCATACGAACCACCACTACCATCTGCATATTTTCCATATTGGTCATATCCTTTACATAATGTTGAAAGTAATGTACCTTTTACAGGATAAGATATTCCTAAATTAGAATCATCAAAAACTGCAACTGAACCTGTTGGTGAATAAACATTTACTTTGGTTTCTGTGAATGTCGAAAACGATTCTAAATTGTTTTGTATTTGTTTTCTTAATTCTGTAATTGCAAATTCTTTTGGTAATTGTTTTACTTCAACACTTCTTCTTTTCAATGCTTTTGAATTAATGTCAATACAATTATTTAAAATCTTTTGAATTTCAGTTAACATCACATTGTAATCATATACTTCAAAATCATCAAATCTAGTTTCAGATTGTTTTCCAAAAGTAGATTCACCAACATTATAATATTTGTTAGTTAAATAGTATTGGACAGATAGTTTGAAATCTTCAAATATTTTTGTTCTAAAAGTATCAAATTTAGTTAATCCAAAGTCTTTTCTTAAAATTGCAAAAAAATCTTTACCAAATTTAGTTTCTAAGTATGAATCTATTTTATTTAAAAAAGAATTTTCATATGCATTTAAAGAATCTAATATAGAAGTTTTATAATATAAAAAATCTTTATTTAAACTTTTAAGATTTTTAAATTCCGTATTAGTTATTTTATTAATACCTTCATTTTTTGTTTTTAAAGGTAAAATTCTAATTTCTTCTCTAGATGGTGATACTTCTTGTATCCAAACTCTCGTCAATTCATTATCACTACCTACTTTTTGTCTTACAAAATTTATATTAACTTTAAGAATACCATTTGTAAATCCTAAATCATTTAATAGTTTTTCAATATTAATTGCAAGTTCCTTTTGACCCTGTTTGTTTGTAATATTATAAAGATAATTTTGAATGTCACCCTTTTTAATATATGCAACATTATTTCCAGACTTTTGTGGTAATAGATTGTTATTAATATCATAAACCGATACTTCCATAACATCATATTTACCCACTCCGAAATCAGATTTCTCTATTTCATTTTTGGATAATATAAATAAATCCTTATCATCAATAAACCTTCCTTCGTTTGTTGAATTATTATTGATTGAATCAATATTTGTATATTTTGTAATACTCATAATTTATTAGTATGATTTAGGATGTGCAATCTTTAATTCTGTTTTAAATGATTTAGTTTCCGATGTACCATCCGCTCTATCTACCGTTATAGTAAGTGCAGCTCTATAAAAAACCGTATTATCTCTCTTACCATAACTTGTGCCTTCCGGTGTAGCCACAAACTCAATTTCTTCTGTTGCACCTGGAGATATTTGGAAATTTGATTTAGGAATTCTAAACCATTTTTGATTATTATCCCATGTTGCATTTATCTTAATGGTTACCGGTTCCAAATCGTTATTAATTATTTTTAAATTCTTACCATTAATCCACTCTTTTGCATCATCTCTCGCGTTTTTAATTTTATAAGACATTACCGGGTCAGTTGCAGAACCTTTAGGTGTAAAGTTTGTAGTTACTATTTTATTAATAATAGTACCACCTTGCCCCTGTGCGGTTGCTTCTAAATCTTTTTGTTGTCTTACAGCACCCAATTGAGCTTGCAAACCTTCGATGATTGCATTTAATGAATTTATTTGTTGAATTAATGCTTCAATCTGTGCTTTAAATCCTGTCTTTTGTGATTGTAGAGATGCTCTCAAAATACTTTCATCAACCGACTTTTGTAATGATGTAGAAATTTGACTAGCAAAATCTTCTATTGTTGCATTTAAAGTTTCAATTTGATTAACTAATAAATCATTAGTTTGTTCAATACTTAATCTATTATTTATTTCAGTTTGAACTTGTGATTCCAATGTAGATATTCTCGAATTAAGAACTACTATATCTCCATTTAATTTTGTAACCACCTTTCTCAAATCTTCATTTTCTAGAACTTTTTCGTTATATACCGGTCTTGGTACTAAATCCAAATTTGTATTTGGTATGTTTGGTAACAATTCTTTAACTTCAGTATCTACAGCTTTTATCAATTCATCGGTATCGTATTTATCTTTTGTTAAACCCTTAAATATCAATGAAGATGCAACATTTGTATTATCTACAACATTAACACCATATTCGTTTCTATTAATTGCAGCTGAACCGGATACATTTAAAATTGACTCTATTTGTTTATCTTTTTCTTGTTGTAACTTTATCGATATTGCCTCTAAATTAGTCATTTACTTAAACTATTTCAAATATTAATTTATCATCTATAATTGTAGATATACCACCTTCATCTATTTTTAATTTCAAAAGATAAGTTCTATTAATTGGTAATGTATTTAAATCCATTATAAAATAATTAGAAATAGAATCACAACTAATTTTAGTATATTCACCAAATGGAAATATTATTTCATTTGTTTTATAATCTTCAATTTGATAATAAGTAGTACGTGGTAAATATTTTGTTTGGTCATATGCAAAAGTCCTTCCAAATGTTTTCAATGGAAACATATCTCTACCTTTAATTCTAACTTTTACTTTTTGATTTTGTGGATATTCTCTTTTTAAATTTTCAATAACTATTTTATAATCATCTTCAGCTGAACCCATAACTGGTGTTAAACTTCCTGTTATGAACAAACTATCATCCCAAACTATTTCTAATTTTGGTTCATATATTGTATTAGTTTCTTTTGAAAAGAATTTTAACAAACCATAATCCAAATCATCGTTCTCATTTTCTAAACCATGATGAATGATTATACCATTATTTGGTAATGAACCACTAACCCATAAATTGATTATACTGGTTACATCCATTCTAATATCATCGGGTTCATAATTAAATGATTGAGATGTCGAACCACTTAAATACCAAGTACCACCTTCTGCGTTTGCCGAACCTGTTGTTCCAGATGTAAACTCAGCAGTTCCAGCAATTACATTATCTTGCCAACTATCTATTCCATTTCTATATTTCCAACTTACACCATCCGATGTTATGTTATCAAATTTAGTACCCGTACCCATTGTCCAACTTTGAGAAACGGCATTTGCATATATCGTATACTCCAATGGAATTTCTTCAGAATTTGCAGATTTTAAATTTAAGAAGGCCTTCCAACCACTTCCTGTTTCTAAGTTTGACACATCAAATTTAATTAAAGTTCTTGTTATGTCTTTTGTAGAACCATAATAAAGTTTACCTACTTCTAATATTTCATCCCTACCAGTATTTTGGTCAGGTTGTTGTAGATATACACTCGCGTCGTATGATGATGTATAAAATTTATGCATTATAAAGCCCTCCCTTTGATGTCTTTGTTAGGATATTTTACTTCGAAAACACATGGGTCTAAAGATGGGTAAACAATTTTACCTTTAGTTGCGTCTTCTATATTATATCTATTTGTTGAATAATTTCCGTCACCACCACATAAATTTGAAATCTTAACAGATGGTACACTCATAACTCCTTCTATATTTGCCAATATTAATTCTATTTCTGAAATATTAATTGGTTTATTAAATGTCCAGTTGTCGATTTCAAAATATCTTTGAACTTCTGCCAAACAATTTGTAAGAACTTCTCTTTTATTATAATTTGAATAAGTTATAATTTCAAAATCTACCCCAATGTTTACTATAAATCCATTTATGATGTTTACACCATCGGTTAACATTCTATATTCACCTAAATAAGTTTTTAAATTTTGTTTAACCGCTTCGTTTAAGTTTGTTAATTTTTTATTTTGGTCATAACCCAAAACATACATATTAATTGCAAATGGATTGTTTACTTCACTAATTGATGTTTTCTTTTGAGTAAGATATTTAACCAATTCTTTTTGAATATCCTGTTTTGACAAACCTTTGATGGATTCTACTAAATTTGTAAATTCGGTAATATTTTTAGGGTTAGCTAAAATCGATGAAGGACTATTATTGTCTATTTCACCATCCGGACTTACATATACTTTTGCAACACTACCATATCTTTCCGGCATTGACATCGCTCTTACTATATAGTCTTGTCTTGTTACTGCTCTATTTTGTGAACCAAATGTGGCCAATGCGTTTTGTCTAATTTCTTCAATTGATTCCGAATCTCTACCTCCCGTTGCGGCTTCTAAGTTTTCAACTGCTACGGATAATTTTATATCATTGTATGCTGCCAATTTATCATCCGGAATAGATAACAAATCATCTTCAAATTCTATTAATCTAATTGTTGTTAAATCTTTTTGATTTATATTTGAATTAACACCTCCTCCTACTAAATATTTAATAGTTAATGAAGTATTGATTGGTGCAATTCCAAATGTATTTGTTTTTAAGAAATTAGATGGGTCAATTCCATCATTCAATCTATTAACCGAATTGGCCAATCCTAATCCAACATTTTTTGGATTTGGTAAAATAATTCCATCATCCAATCTAACATCACCACTTCCAAATTGTAAATCCATTGTATTATCCGAATTTACCTTTACACTAAATCGATGTGGAACTTTTTTAATTTCTAAAATATATGGTACTACTGAAGATGATATACTTAAATTTCCACCATTTTCTTCTGTATTTGGTTTTTCTATAAAAACACTTTCTTGTGCCAAATACGGAACCTCATACCATTTGGTATTACCACCATCGGATGTTACTGATGTGATTTGTATTATGTTAGTATCGGAAAGAGTTACATTAGGGTAATCCGTATCATCACCAAATGCAATAACCGTTGAAACTTCTTCTGCAGATATTGCCTTTACTTTTTTACTTACTAAATATCTAGTCGGTACTCCATCTATTCCTCTTTCATAAACCTCAATCTCTCTTCCAACCGGTGATGAAAAGTCAACCGCATCAACGGTTCTAAAGATAATAGATGCATTCGTAGTTGATTCGACCTCCATACCATCTTTAATTCTTAAATAAAAACTTTCATCTGGTCCATTATTTACACCAATACCTGTTCCTGGTAATAATTGGTATACAGTTAATTCCGTAACCGCAGGTGATGTAACTTTTGGTTTATATCCCATCTGTTGTGCCAATGCCATAACATTTTTCCTTTCAGTTGCATGTGACAACATAGATTCTTTTAGTTGTACATCCTGATAAAATGATAACATATCACCTATGGCAGCTGCCTGGTCAATGAATATGCTACCAGGAGAAGCTTCTGAAAAATCGGCATACTGATTTGGAAAGTAGGTCTTAGTAAAATCTACTAGATTTTGTTTTAATGTTGCAAAGTCTTTACCAACATATGATAATTCCTTAGTTCCTATATTATTTAAAGGTTTAATAGCCATTATTAATTATTTACATTTATTTGAAGTGTATCTGATAAATTTGGATTTGATGTCAATGAAAATTTTATATCTAAAAATAGTTTATTATTGTCAATATCAACATCATCATAATCAAATACTATTTCGTTTATCGTTATATATGGCATCCAAATTGAAACCGCCTCTAATATTACACTTTCAATTTTATTTTCAATTAATTCTCCATCAATTTGTTCAAATATTAATTTCCATATATCACACCCAAATTCTGGTTCCATAATTCTTTCACCTTTGTGAGTTAGAATTAAGTTTTTTAAAGAATCTTTGGCTTGAGTTAATGTAGTATAATTAACAGCAAAAATACCATTGGAATCCGATGTCCTATTTACACCAATTCCTAATACTTTATAATTATTTTGTGTTAAGTCAGTAACATTAACTTTACCAAGTTCTATTGCCATTTATTAAAATCTTTTAACTAATTCTCTATAATCTCTCGTCAATGCTTTTATCGTAGCATCTTGTAGTCCATCACCAGTTGATTCAAAATTTGGAACATTAGATGGTACATTTACCTCTCTAAAATCCATTGTTTCCCACTCACTTTCATCAACTCTTAATTCTGGTTTAATCATATCTAACACACTACCCACTGCCTGTGCACCTTCCTTTCTTTGTTCTGCAGTAAATGGTTGAGTCATATTTAAAATCTCATTTATCATCGGGTCTTTTGAAAACTCCTTTGCAGGTCTTTGAACGGGTTGTTCGTATACAGGTTGCTGTCTTTTAACCGGTGTAGGAGTAACTTCCGTCATCTCTCTTAATGATGGAGTAGATGGTTTCTTTTGTGAGTTTAATGTAACTGCACCAGATTTGATAAGCTTTGTTAATTCTTCTTTAACTTGTTGCTTAACTTCGTTTTTAACAACTTCTTTAATTAAAGTTAGTAAAATTTCTGATTTCATAATAATTGTTTATGTATGTTTAGTAATAAATATTTGATTTAATAATTTATCCAATAACTTTATATCCAGTCCAATTTAATATTGCAGGTGCCGGTGGAGCTGGTGGTGTATATTGTGCCAATACTGACATATTTCCTGATGTTCCCATCAAATGAAACTTAGCTAAATTTACAAATGGGTCTAACATTATATTAGTTGGTGGTGTTAAAAGTAATGTTGGTGGTATAAACCATATATTAGGTATAACCGGTAATCTATCTAATATAAGTTGTTCTGCCAAATCTCTTAACTCCTCCTCTGTTGGTATTTTTTCTTCTATTTGTTTTTTAATTTCTCTTATATTTGGAATTTTTGGAATGGAAACATACAAAGATAAATCTATAGCAGGAACTAAACCTTCAGCCGTGTCTTTAACATACTTTACAACCTCCTCTTTAGTAGGTGTTGGTTTTGGAATACTATTCTTTGCAAGTTCGATTGCATTGACTATTGGAACAACAAATGGTTGTAATATAATATCTTCAATTGGTGGAATAATTTGATTTTTAATTTCTACAATGGCCTGTTCTATTAATTTTTCTTTTGCTTCTTCTATTAGTTTCTTTTTACTTGGTAATTTTGGAAATGGAAACTTTATAGCTTTCTTAATTTGACTACCAATTGCGGGTTTTTTCTTTTTGGCCTCTTTTAATTTTTTAATTATTTCAATTGCACCTTTGACTACTGGATTATTTTTAATATCAGGTTCAACTACTTCTTTGTTTATTATTTTCATTGCAGTTTCGTATACCGGAATCGTAATAGGTGGTAAAGGTGGAATACCCGGAATAGTAACTGATTGTTTTTTAAGTTCTTCTTCTAATACTTTTAATGCCTCAACTTCTGCTTTATTTTTTGCTGCAGAAGTTGCAAGTGATGTTGGGTTGGGCCCAATATTTTGAATCGTACCAGGTGCCGGTAATGTGGACGGCCATCCTAATGGTTTTAATAATGGATTTGGTATTGGTGCCATTTCACTTCCTAACCAATATGCATCAAATGCAGCCGGATAAATTTCTTCTAATATATTAAAATTGTCTCCATCACTTTCTTGTCCTTTTTTCATTGCACTTTTGATAACATCGGACATTCCTTTTACATTACCATTAACAACAGGAACTCCGTATATATTATCACCACCCCTCTTTATACATTGGTCGTACTCATTAGCATAGAAATCAGCAAATCCTTCAGTATCGGCAGCAAAACGGCCAGTAATCATTGATTCTAAAATATTCTTTTTAAATATTAACCAAGACATATTACTTACTTAAGAAATTATTAGATGATAACATATCCCTTAATTTGGACTTAATTACATCAAATTCTGCTCTATTTGTTGGACCGGGAGCAGTGGGGCCAACGGGTGTTGCGTATATTTGTCTGTTTATCGCGTCTATCAATTCCCCCATTAGTTTTATCAACTCACCACCTAATACCATTTTCTGAACATCTGCACCTGCATCACCTGCACCTTTGTCTTTACCTAAAAATATCTTACCATTTTCTGAATTAAGAAATATTTGATTAGACCCTTCGGAATGTATTGTTATATTTTGTTTATTGTGTATATAAACTTCTTTCTCAGCGTCTATTGAATAATTACCATCCGTTATTACACCAGTATTTCCTTTTCCAAATATAATAAACTCCGATGCTTTTGCAGATAATATTACTCTGTCCGAATTTATAAACAATTGATTACCTGTTAGTTTTTCCGAATTTGGATATTCTTTGAAAGCTACTTTAGTTTTATTTATATTTTCTTTAAATGGTACTTTAACTTTATTTGAAGTTATATAAATGGATGTACCATCTTTATTTATATCCTCATCTACCAATACTCCGATTTGTTTTGAATCTAATTCTGGATTTTGTTTATTTCTAATGAATATAGATGGTGATGATGTTTTACCATCCTCCGTTAAAAAAAATTCACTAAAACGAATAGTGTTTCCAACTCTGCCACTTAAAATAGTATCACCCTCTTTTGGGTTTATGAATTTAATTTTTTCGTTTATTTCATAACCTATTTTAGACTTTTTATTTTGATTATTTGTTTTACCACCCGTTTTTGTTTGTGATGAATATGATGAAGCAGAATTTGTACTCCCCTCAGTATCAACCGGTCTAGTCGCTATATAAGTTATTTCATCTCTTCTATAATTTGAATAAGGTGTATTTGTATATGGTAACCAAAAAGTTTGATTAAACATTTTAAGTATAACAACCGTTTCACCTTTTATTGGAAATGTAAAATTATTTTTATCAAATGGAAATGCATAGTCTTCTACTTCGAAACTATCTTCAAATTCATAGGTTATTGCACCATACATTCTAGCATCTAAATCTGAAAACTTTTCATTTTCATTATATATAGAAACTACATCGTCTTTATCTTTTTTGAAAAATGCAGAATTCGTAGGATAAACATTATTGACAATAGCTAAAAATGATTTTACTTCAGTCATTATAATTTAGTTTTAATTTCTTCTATTTCTATTTGAATATCTGTCATTTTTTCTTTTGCCTTTTCTTCAACTGCATTTATAGTATCTTCCATATCTGCAAGTAATTGTGCTTTTTCATTTTCACTTAACCAACCATCTTCACCAATACCTTTAGCCTCAGCAGCTGCAAGTCTTTGTGCAATAGTTGCAAGTTTAATCAAATGGTCATCGTTTTTAACCGATACCTCAATCAAATCTTTTATGATTGGTGCAATTACCGTTGCTTCACCAACATTTCTAATCAATTTCCTCAAAGATTCAATCAATTCGGAAATGTTTTTCTTTTTGTTTTGTTGATTATCGTATATATCTTTAAACAATGATGATAAGTTTTTACCATCAAATAGTTGAAATTCTGTTGCCATATCTTTTGTTTATCTACTAATAATTATTTATTAATCAAATAATTTCCCAAAACCAAATAGTCCATATCACAATTGTTAAATGTCCAAAGTGCTTTTTCTGGGTCATTTGTCATTGTATGGTCTTTTAAATTGAATGATGTGTTCAATAGAATAGGTGTTCCTGTTAGTTTTTCAAACTCCTTTAGTAAATCATAGTAAAGTGGGTTATCTTCTCTTTTAAGAGTCTGTATCCTTGCAGAATTGTCAACATGGGTTACTGAAGGTATGTTTACTCCACTTCTAACTTGAACAACCTGATTCATATAAGGAACATCTTCTTCCGATACGAAATATTTTTTATAATCTTCAATTGTAACCGAAGGAGCAAATGGTCTAAACATTTCTCTCTTTTTGACAACCTTATTAATTCTATCTCTAATATCTGGAAGATGCGGATTACCCAATATAGAACGATTACCTAACGCTCTTGCACCAAATTCAGTTCTACTTTGAAACCATCCTATAATATTACCCTCATTAATTAATTTTGCAACTTCTTCACATAACATTTGTTTACTTTCATACATTGTAATACCATTACCCTTAACTCTTTTTTGCAAAATTATCTTAAGTAATTCAGGACCACTCCACTCTTCTCCCAAATATGGAGATTGATTATCACCACCCTTTACTTTTGGATTACCCAATATAATGTGGTGTTGATATAAACATGCTCCAATAGCTGAACCGGCATCTGATGGTGCAAATGGAACCCATACATTCTTAATTGATGTATATGTTTTAATTTTACCATTAGCTGTTCCATTATATGCACATCCTCCACCTAATACCAAATTTTCACTATTCCAAATATTGGTTATTCTATTAATAGTAAAATATAATGCACTTTCATACCATCTTTGTAGTGATGCTGCAAGGTCTTTATGATGTTGTTCGATTGGTTCATCTTTGAAACGAGGGGGGAATCCAATTAAATCAATTAATTTACCGTTAAACATATCATTATCGGATGTTTCCCATGTAAAATACTTCATATCCATTTTTACAAGGTCAATTTCACCACCAATTGTTGCAACCTTATCAAACACACTATGATATCTTTGTTTATCACCATATGGTGCTAATCCCATTACTTTATACTCACCTTCGTTTGGTTTAAATCCTAAATAAGCAGTAAATGCTGAATATATTAATCCTAATGAATGTGGGAATTGTAAAGTTTGTATTTTATGAAATCCTTTATCATCACACATTGTAACATATATTGAATGTCTTTCACCAACTCCGTCAATTGATAATCCAATTGCGTTATCAAAAGGTGATGTGTAATATGAAAGTGCTAAATGTGATAAATGATGTTGTGTGTAAGTGATAATTCCGTCATATCCAATAGATTTTAATATTTTTCTCAAACCACCTTCGGTTTGATGCCACCTTTTATTAAATTCTCTCCATTTTTTAGGATATCTTAAACCACCCCATTTACCAATAGTTTCTTTAACTCTATAATATTTGTCTTTTGGGTTTTCGTACCAACAAACCATATCAACTTCATCAATTGTTATTTTTGTATATTCTAAACACCATTGAATTGCCTTAAACGGAAAAGAACTATCGTGTTTAATTCCTGATAGTTTCTCTTCTTCAATAGCACATATTACTTTACCATCTATAACGATTGCTGCAGCTGAATCGTGGTAAAATCCTGATAAACCTAATTGTATCATATTTAAATTTTTATATCACCCTCTCTATCAAATTCATTATACAATTCCATTTGTCTTTCTTTCATTTTATTGACAACTTTGGTTATATAATGTGTTGGATGACCCGTCATTTCTCTAATAAGTAGGTAAAGTGATTTTTTATTAAAGTTTTCTATATAATTTGCTCTTCTAAATAATTCCAATACTGAATCTGCAATTTGCATGTCTCTTTTTTTAGGAAAATAATTTTCTAAATGTTTATCCCAATATTGTAACATTCTAACATTAAATGTTCTATGTTCTTCATTTCTTTCCTCTTCTCTAAAATTATTTTCAGTATCAAAAGATTCAGGTAAACCAGACATTATATCCGTATCTTTATATCTTTTATAGTTTGCATTATTATTTAAAATTAAATAATTTCTTGCAACAATAGTAAAATAACTAAAAGCTTTACCTTTACCATTTTTGTACATATGAATTTTTTCAATCATAAATGCAACCACTTCCGACATTACATCTTTAGGGTCGTCATCAAAATAGGTAAATTTCCATTTGTTGTAAACAATTTCCGCTAATTTTTGAAATGCAGAGTCAATTCTCTCTCTATATAATTTATCTTTAATAGATTGGTCTGTCGTAAGATTGTATTCGATTATAGCGTCTTCCGTATCTTTTGTAAAATATTGTCTATTAGGCCCTCTTTTTTTTCTAACTGGCATTTTGTTTTGTTTTGAATTTTTCGATAGTTTCTTTAATTTGATAAAATATAGAACCTACTTCATCATCCTTCTCAAACATTTCACGACTATCTATCAATCGTAATGCTTCCAGTAATGCTTCGTTTCTTTCCAACTCCGTTTGTAAAAAAATATCATTTTCTTCAATGATATCTTCGTATTTTTCTAATTTTTGTAAAAGATTATAAATTGCAAATAATGATGCAACTAATAATACTGATAATATTGTATATAACATAATTAAACGATTTCGTATCCTTGTAAAAAATATTTGTTTGCATTTTTGTATTTAATCTCAACCATTTCACCATCTGGAGATTTCATTACAATTTTATCGTTTCTACCAAAATCTACTTTTTTCACAACTTGTGTGTTATAAACTCTATCTTTAATTGTAAATCCGTCTAAATGGTCAATTTCGTGTTGCACTATCACTGTCATCATTGTTTCTTTAGAAATCGACTCATTTTGTTTATCTCCTTCCGGATTAATCTCAAAAATTAATTCACCCAAATTATCAGTTTGAACAATAACCTTAGAAGCTCTAATTGTTCTAACAGGTCTTTCAATGGTTGCTGGGATTGATAAACAACCTTCAAAGAATAAAAATCCTTCTTTTGACTTTTCTTTAATAATTGGATTTATTAAAAATAATTCTTCGTCACCAAATTGAATTAAACATGCTCTTTTCTTAATTCCGATTTGTGTTGCAGAAATTCCTAATCCCGGATGTTTTATCAAAGCTTCACTTAGTTGTAATCTCAATTCATCGGATTCTTGTTGAGTAATTTCTGTTTTAGGAGTTGGTGTTTTTAGATATTCTCTAAATTCCTTTGTTTCCAAACCTAATTGATTTTTGTCTACTATTAATTTCATATTTTATTTTTTTAAACCATATTTAATCCATTTATACCAAACTCTTTCGTGAATATAGTATTGAATGGGTTTATAAACTAATTCTGCAACACCAAATGCTGCTCCTACTTTAACATCACCACTTACCCACCACATTATACCAAAACCTATTAAAGTTGATACAATACGATATGAAATGGTTTTTGCAATGTGTCTTTTACGCTCTACTACCATCTTCTTTATCTATATTATAAACAATTACATCACCATTAGAATCAATATACTTTTGTCTAATCGCAGTTCCACTAATTTTTTCTATTTCTTTTGGTGGTTCGTGATAAATTACATCATAACCCACACCTCTACCATAATTTACACTTTCAATGTCTGGAATAATTGATAACATTATTTTATCCCAATTGTTTGTAAAAAATGGTTCTTTTTGTAATTCTTGTAATACTTCTTGTGCTGATTTAGGATTATTTTCATCCTTTTGTACATCTCTAATTGCAACCCAACAATTTTTTCCCCTTTCTAATTGTTGATTAATTAACCACTCATGTCCTTTGTGCCATGTTTGCCATCTTCCGATGAATAATGCATATTTTTTCATAAATTATATTTTCGTATTTCTAATATACGAAAATAATTCTAATTTACCAAATATTAATAAGTTTTAATATTTTCATTTTCACTTCTTAGTCTAGATAATTCTCTGACATTCCCACCTTTAGTTGATAACCAGTAATTTACAGCTTTTGCATTATTTATCCATAATTTACGATTATTCCAAGGAAAATCAGGATGCATATATTCTTCCCATTTTAAATCTGGAAGTTTTTCTTCTACATTTTCAGAAGTAAATGTATCATCAACCACAACATCAGTAGATTCAACATTTGTATTTTCTTTTTTCTCGTTAATCTCATTTTTTTCAGTTTCGTTAACAATATTTTCCACTATAACCGGAATTTCTTCCTGTTTTGGTGAAATATTTTCTACTATATCCTCTTTACTATCACCATATACCTCATATAATCCCATTTTTTGGTTATTTTCGGTCATTTCTGATAAAAGTTCTTCTCTTGTTTTCTTTTTTATTCCAATCAATCCGTTAAATGCGATAATTAGTGCTACGGCCAACGGGTCAAATACAATTACAATCAAAAATATGAAGAATTTTACAACATTTTTCAATTCCATACCAAATGCTTCGGCAATAAATCGAAATCCACCCACTTCTTTTTCCAACCCTAAGTTTGCAATCTTAATTTCGTTGATTTTTTCGTTATTTTTAACATTTTCCGTTTGTAAAATCTCAATTTTTTTGTTAATTGTAGCAACTTGCTTATCTTTATTGTCAATTGAGCGTAATAAACGTGAATTTACCTTACCTTTCTCTAAAATTGTTGATTGAGTTGAAGATAATTGTCCTAATTGAGTGTTAAGTTGATTAAGTTGTACGGTATTTTGGTCAATTTTTGTAGTATAGACTAGAATTTCTCTATCTACCTGTTGTAATTTTAAGGACTGAGATTGGAATGCATTTGAAAGATATCCAAATATACCCGCAGAAGTAATTAACATCAATAATGCAACTGCAGAGGTCAAATACCACTTATTAAATCCCTTAATGTTTTCCCACTCTTGTTTAAGATAAGTTGCTGCAACTAATTTTGCAAACTCTAATGCACCTGCCATTACCATTACCGATGTTGCAGCACCACTAAATAAAACACCCAAACCTGTTACGGAAAAGTAAGCTGCACATCCGGCAATAATTAGTGCAGAAAATCCGACTAAATATTTAAGCCAATTCATTTATCGATTGATTCTGGTTAATTCGGCAACACGCTCTACTATCTTTCTTGCATCTTCTAAAGTAGTGTGAGCAACCGATGGTGTCATTGATTGTGCACCAGTAATTCCGTTTTGTAAAATCCTCAACTTTCCGTCTAAAGATTCTAATAACGTTTCTATTTTTTCGTTGTATATCATAGTAATAAGTATTTATTTGTAATAAAAAAGGTAGAAGTGTTTAATCTCCTACCTTTTCAATATACGAAAAATAACTGAATTAACCAACTTTCGGGGTTAATTTTTTTGGTTTGGACTCTTCTTTTCTTTCAATAGTAATTAAGAGAATACCATTTTTAATTTCAGCTTTTGCCTTTCTACCATCGAAGTTTTTACCTACGGTAACTCTTTCTTCAATGTCTGAAATTAATTGATTGAAAGGATTTTCTTTGTCCTCTTGTATTTTTTTGGCTTTGATTTCAATCTTGTCCTCAAAACAGTTGATTTCAATATCATTAGGATTGTGTCCTAATACTGATAATGCAATTGATGCGGATTCATCTTTAATGTCTACTGCAAATTTGTTTTGAACATAAGTTGTTCTTTCTTGGTTTTTAATTGGAAAATATTCATCAAATAATTTTCCATAATCAATCATGTACATAGTATAAATGTTTTTAGTTAATAATACTCCATATAGTCCAATTACTATACCAAAGTATTTTTATTGACAAAATGTCATTACATTATGTTATCTTGTCTTTCAATGATTGTAGACATATGGTCTGCCCAATGCATAATGAATTGAAGTTTGTAAAACAATTGTTTCTTCAAATCGTGACCGGCTAAATACTTTTGATTATCTTCATCATACATACCATCAGTAAGTTTGATTGCAAAATACTCTTTTTCATTATACCGAATACCATAATGATTCAATGTAAAGAATGTTCTATCGGTTAAACTCATATATGGTATCTTTTCATTACGAACAAATACAGTTCCGTATTTCTTTTGAGACCACTCTTCCTGATTTGGTAAATAATGTAATTCACCTTTAACACCCAACTTTCCTAAGTCGTGATGTAAACAACTGAATACTAATTCTTCTTCGGTAAAATCTATCTCTCCACCTTGTGATACGAACAGGTCTCTCATTTTAAGAGCATTCTTACATACATTAAAGATATGGTCTATATACCCACCCACATATGCGTTGTGATAGTGTTTTGAGCCAGATGCGGCAGATAGTGTAAGATTAACACCCAATTCTTCTTCGGAATACATATGGAGTAATTTCTCCAATCTTTCACCTTTAAAATATTTTTTAATTATTGCAATAAACTTATCGTAGTTTTGCTTTAATTCTTGTTCTGTTTTTTGTTTCATCTTTTAGAGTTTAATTGTTTATAATACTCTAATATACGACAAATTTTTGTCATTACCAAATTTAAATTATTGTTTTTTTCATATCAATCAATTCGTACATATTATGAAAAACATATGGATTGGTTGCAACCTTTTTAAATTCTTTTAAAAATAAGTTATGTTCCGGATGTGTGATATCCCCTACATCAATTAATTTAAATTGTCCATCATTAAATGTTCCCCAATTTGTAATTCTACCAAAAAATACTTTAGTTTTATTTTTGAATATGGAATACATTATATTTAAAAATGTATCCATTTCATTATAATTTGAATCTTGAACTACAAAAGAACATTTAACACTTTGTAAACTTTTTATAGTTGATATAAAATTTAAATTTGATATTAAGTTATCCCAATTTCCTCCTAATCTAGTTTTATTTTCATATGTATCTTTAGTACCCGCATCTATACTAATTTCACAACTTTTAACATATTTATGAATATTTGGCATAGAATCCCACATTTCTTTATTCCACATCGATGCATTTGTATGTAAATGTATTGATTTTAATTTTGGATATTTTTTGGGATTAAAATTTCTTAAATAATTTCGAAATCCCACCGAAACAAACGGGTCTCCAGAACCAGTTATATATAAAGTTTTTACGTTTGCAGAATAATGAGTATCAATTTCTTCTATTGTTTTTTCAACCCTTTTAATACCTTGACTATTTTCAACAATTAAATCTACTCTACAAGATGGACATTTATAATTACATGTCCTATCAAATGACATTTGAATTATTTCGGGCCCTTCATTTACTATTCCAGTTTGTTCGTCATAACATAGTTTCATTTTATCATCCAAATCATTTATATGAATAATAGGGCCGTTGGTTGTTGGTTTTAGTGATATTAATCTGGATAAAAATGGACATTTTGTTTTACTGCAATAACGATATGAACCATCCATTACTGATTTTCGTATTTCGATAGCTTCATCCGAATTCCATATATCTTGTATAGGAACACCATTTGGTAATTCTTTGGATAACCAACTGGCACAACACATATAATTTTTGTTTTGCATTATTTCTAATGCCTGAAATGGAACCGTACAAACATACTCTTTCAAATCTACTATCATAATAACTTATTTTTATAATTAGATTTATTTCCTTTTCTTAATCTATCACTACTATTAACATCAAATATATCTTCATAATAAGATATTGGAATATTAATTTGTTTTGATAATACATTTAATTCATCATTCCACCTCATTATATCATCATAACAAAGTTTAAATACAGAATCAACTACATCTTCATAGTAATATTCATTGTTTGAATTATAATTTTTTACTTTAGAAAAATAAGTTTGATATGCATGTGATTCTGCACATTCTAATAAATTTTTTCTAGATAACAATATAATTTGGTCAAACTCTTCGGATAATTTTATGTTATTTGAATGGTGTGATATTATTGTTTTTACAACCACATTATCCTCACCATTATATTTAACTCTATTACTACCATCAAATGGTTCAAATAATGGTTTTAAGTTTTTGTCCTTTGCCAATTTATGTAACAATGAAGTTGAACCTGTTCTTGGTAACGATATTATTAAAATTCTCATATTATCGTTTTTTTATTTTTTAATGGTTTGTATTTAAAATCGGTATTTGTCATCCATATATTTAATGCATATCGTATCCCAGTTACAACCGGAATAACACCATGATAAATTTTATTACCATCAAATGAAATAGATTGGCCGATATTTAGATGATATTTTTCGGCATCATTAATATCTTTATATGAATTTGATAATGCAAATCTACCATCATTAAATCCATCCGATAAAACAATTACGGTAGTAAGTTGAGAAGTTCTATCCAAATGTAAATCTAACCATCTACCATCATAATATTTTGTCAAACTAATATTTACATCTTTTATATCAAATTCATTTAAATCAAACCACAATTTAAAAGTATTATTTTCGTAATTTGTTTTTAATTTATTTACAATATTTTCTTTGAATTTTTCATCATAAATTCGTTTGCAATCCCACACCTCTTTTGGATTATATGAAAATGGAATACCTATATCATCTGTAAATTTTATTATAGATTCACACTCATCTTTATTAAAAATATTATTAATTGAATATTCCATTATATTAAATTATTTTTTCTTTTACTATTTTTATCGGTAATTAAATTGGAGTTTAATATAAACCCACACAATTCTTCAGCAATTAATTTATAACCAAAATTATTTGGGTGTTTACCTTGAGTTGATTGACTCCAATAAGAATTATCTTCCCAAACATCTTTTCTTTTTAAATCAATTAAAAAGTTTGCAAATGTCTTTTCTTTATATCCCCAATATCTACTATCATCAATTAAATTACCATAATCAATTTCACTAATTACATTTTTACTAATCATATTATCAAATGCATCACAAAAAAGATATTGTATTCCCATTTCTTTAAACATAAATTGTAAATGTAATATATAGTTTTGATTTACAATATCATAATATGGTGTACTAAACAAATTGGTTATGTAATAATCTCTAAAATCTTTTTCTACTCTATTATAGGTTATGTTTTTGCCAGTGATACCATCAAAAATATATTTAATCAAATGTTGTTTACTTTTATATCGTTCACCCCAAATGTGAAGAGAATCTTCGTTTGGAAAAAAGGGTAGTTGGTCTCTTAGAGAAGATGACCACATAATAACAACAAAATCATCTTGAGTGATGATTTCATTTTTTAATTGATGACAGATTGAATTAAATATTGCATTATTTGAGAATGCACCGACCCCTAAATTAACAAATTCACATTTAAGTAAGTCCGATAAATGTTTTGGCCAACAATATTTTTGTCGTATTATTGTGCGTTCTTCTGCAATTGATGTACTATATTCTTCGGTTAAATTTCCACCTACACCTTCTGTCCAACTATCACCAAATGCAAATAACTTCATAATACATTAACATATTATAAATGTTTTTCTTTAATTTTGGTTACAACTTGTTGAAATGCTGTTTTAACTTTATTTTTTAATTCGGAGTTAATCGGTACAATTAATGTTTTAATTACCGTTTTTGGTCTATGTATTCTATTATTTGACATATATTTATTTTTTATAATTTTTCTTGGAAACAGTTAGGACAATAGGTTGAGTGGCAGTAAAACCCACAAAATCTCCAAGTACACCAACATGCATTGTGCATTATACCAAAATCACCTTCACCAAAATCTACTAAAAACAAATCCGATGGTTCAAAATCCAAACTATATATTGTTTTAACACCATATTCCATTTCTAAATTTGAAATTTCTAATGTTGTTAGTTCGTTTGTGTCCTTATCGGTAATAACTAATTTATCACCAATATACATTCTATTCAACATTTCAAATCTAGTAGATAGTGACCCAGATTCCTCAATGTAATAGGTAGTAGAAGGTGCATCTACCCAACTTTTACCATCTGTGGTTGTAATTCTAATATACATAGTATCAACCGATGCTGAATATAATCCCACAAGACTAGAACTCATCGGTGTTAATGTTGTATTCGATTGTTGCACCGTTGAATCCCAACCTAAAACATTTATTTTACCTTCTTCAAAATTAGCAGCTTCATTATTATTAAAATCTACGAAATTAATAGAACGAATGTAATCACCCAATTGAATTGTATCTACATCAGATAATGTTCCATCGTAATTTAAAATAACAGAGTCGTTATCGGTGTGATAATCACGATATTTACCATCTGTTAATTTTGTTATATATTTATATCTACTTTTTTGATTAAGTTTTGTTGTAGATTCAACAAACTCATTTTCTGAGAAATTCACAGGTATAATAGTAGATTGTCTATATCCGCCCATATTGATTATATCCAATTCACTACCGAAGATGATATCAATACTTCTTATGATAGAATATCTACCCTCCACCAAATTATCTTCCGAATATAAAAATTCTTGTAATAAATAACCTGTTGGTAGGTTTGTTTTTAAGTTCTCTAATTGTGACTCCTGTGTTAATGTGTGTAATTCTGGATATGATTTGTTATCATATTCCGGTACTCTAGCCTTAATAAGAACATTTGGATGTAGTGGATTTGACATATCCAATGTGTCAAATGTATCTATTCCAATTGATTCATCTACTTGGAAAGTCTTAGGTGTATAACCACTTCCACTCATAAGATTGAAAAACTCAAATTTATCTGCACAATATGTATCATCAACCAATGCGGTTGTATCATATGACATTCTTAAGATAAATTTATTAGGGGCATCTTCTATATAAGGAATAGTTACAGCACCCATTGTAACTTGATATTCGTTAAAACTGATATTATTTTCAACACATCTTTCTTCTAATATATCTTTAAATCTAAACTCTTCATTTAATGGATAGTATGAATCTCCTTCTGTCCATACAAAATGTAATTCGTTTATGTTATTTTCATTTAACATATTAAAAAATACATCGTAATCCAACATATCAGCACCGGTATTGTATATTGTGGTGTTTGTATTGATTTCTAAAAATTTAACATCACCATTGTGTTCCAACAAATCACTTCCAATTATTGTTCCTTTCATAAAATATTTTTATTATTTACTATAAATATGTGTAGTTTGATTAAATTACACTTTTTTTATCCTTTTTAGGTAATTTTAAATTATATGACATATCTACCACATCCCACTTTTGTTTTGGACATGGATTGAATAATGATGAAAATACTTTTTTACTCAATGGACAACCACATGCATTACATATTGTTGACCACTTTTGTCCTTTTATTGTTTCTTTTTTATGTTCACACCCCTTACATATGTCCAATCTCTTTTGAGCTATTTCCGTTTGTAATGGTGTTGGATTCATCGATGTTATCCATGCATCAAATATTTCTTTATAATTGGGTATCATATTAATGATTTAGTATTTTTTGGTAAATCATAATAGTCGTAAATACTATTATATCTATTTTTAAATTCATCGTTTAATTCTAATTTAATTTTAATATCAGAATGAGAATTTACATGTTTTAATTTGAAATTTTTACCAGTTATATTTGAAACCCATTTTTCCATTTCAGATAGATTATTCATATCAAACCATATTATATTTTTATCATTATTGTGCCAAATTGATTTTGGTGATATTAAAATATCTAATATACTAATTAGTACAACATCTACATTATGTGTATTAAAAGATAATACTGGTTTTTTTGGAATATCCATATAGTTTTTAATAAATCCATTTTTAATTAAAAATTTATTTATTATATCCCATCTTTTGGTAACAGTCATCAAATCTTTTGTTTCATAAAAAAACAATTCGTCTAAGTTGATGTTTGCAAACCAATTTGAAAATTTGTGTGAACCGGTTCTATTTGTATCATAGATAATATGTTTATACAAAGAAAGGAAAGCTTCATGTCTATCTCTTCGTACGGCTATTACCGGTAAGTTATGTCCAAATTTTTTTCTTAAGTCGGAGATTGGTGAATGACCATGTGAGATTGAATTCATGATTTCCAATTCATTTATGTTTGTAAAATCAATTGAATTATTACGAGTATCCATATCTGAATTAATATTATTAACACTTATACCACTCAGTATACACGAATAGTGAAACGATGTTGAACCACATCTAGGTAGTGAAATGTATAAAAATTTATTGTCTATTAACATTATATTAAGGATTTTTCTTTTTTTATGAAATCAAATCCAACATTGCAGGCAACTACTATTCTATCAATGTTTGAATTGGGTGCGTTGTTTGGTGCATGTGGTAAATCACCCTCCATTATAATTAAATCATCTTCTTCCGGCATAATAAAATATTCTTTTCCTGATTTACTCATAACATATAATACACCATCTTCATTATCCATCATATCTGGCATTTGAATATAATATACAAATGTATAATTCGGAAAAAAGGATTTGTTTTCTTTATTAATCTCTGTATGTGTATGATATTTTTCTTCATCATTATAGAAATTTGGTTGAATAGGGTTTTTAGAACGAACAACATTTACCCAAGATTCTACATTTATTTTATTGTATGGTAGTTGTTTTTCATCATATATATTTTTGCAACTATCTATACCCAACTGAATTATTCTATATAAATTCACATCTCCACTTACTTTTCCCTTAAAATCTAAATCGTTATTCCATTCTTTTATAATTGGGTAACTATCATTTGTTGAATTTGGGATAAGACTTATAAAGTATTCTGCTTCTTTTAAGAATATGGTCTTATCCTCTAAAAGATTTAATTTAGTTTTCCAAACGAATGTGGTATCATCAAAATATATTTTTTCCATATTAAATTAAACTTTTTGTTTTTGGTTTATTGATATCAATTATACTACTCATATTAATTTTTTAATAGTGCTATCAATATACGATATATTTTTGAATTTACCAAATAAATAATTTTTTAATTTATATTAAATTTTTATTTTTTAGTTTCAAAATTGCAATTATATCTTTCTGCACTAAGTTTAAATAATTCAATTTTTTAATTTTTATTTCCAATTCTTCGATTTTAGAGATATCTGATACATTTTTATTTTCTAATTCTCCAATTTTAGACATATGTGACGAAATTTCATACTCTAATTTTTTAATTTTGTCTACTTGTAATAAATTTTTATCTTCTAATTTTGAATAATCATTCCAATCATATTGACTATATTGATGTGATATCATAGTTTCTAAATATTTTGAATCCATTTCTGCCAATCTATTTAACTTATTTGATAAAACACAATCTACTTTGATAAATTCATATTTGTTATAACTATAAGTTGGTACCATATCAATTGGAAATAATTCGGACAATTGTCTTAATTTTACAAAACGAAATTTATGAATACACCATGAATCATAAACCTGTTTATATAAAAATGGATACCAATGCCTACTTTTTTCATTTTCTAAATCATATAATATTTCTGATATTGATTTAGGAGTGCAACCCATATCTGTATTTATTGCTGATAAAATATGTTCTTCAATTGGTCTCCATACAAATATAGTATCACTATGTACGTTATCTTTAAGTTCGTATACATTTAAATGAATTGTTTCTATTAGATGTGTATCATCAATACTGCTCAACCAACGTGTACCACATTTACCTGGAGCAATCAAATCCAATCCGTTTTTAAAGATATATCTTTTAATGAATGTCATAGTTTTTAGTTATTTTGTTAAATACATAATATGCAAATGCAATATTGAATTGTTGTCCCCAATGAAAATCCAATTTGCGGCCGATTTGGCCATTTGTCTCATACCATTGGTCATTTAATGTTTGCCAAAATCCTATTTCTTTTGTTAAAAATGATTTATCTTTAATAAAATCAACTTGGTGTTCCATTTCGTCCCATGTAAATACAAAATTATTACAAGGAGTCAATTTTAACAAACTATCTACTACTTCTATTTGATTTAATTGTGAGGAAGTAGTTGAATTAATTATTTCTTGATTTTGCATCATTTTCATCAATTCTTTTGAGTTTAATTGATTATCCCAAAATTCTAATTTCATATGTTCGTCAACTAATTGAGGGCCGACAAACCTATTAATAATTTTAATATCGTTTGGGTAAGGTTTATATGTTTTATACCAATTTGATTCTTTTAACGGAACTCTTGTTCTTCTGAAATAAGGTAAACATATTACTAACAAATCCGTTTCGTTTAAATGTGGAATAAGTTTAATCCAGTTATCTAATATTGTTTGGACATCTCTATTTGCAATACCATCTACGATAACATCTATATCATTCAGTTTTAATAAATTTTTAAGTCTTTCAATCCAAAACCACGAATCATCCCACCCTTTCACATACTTACAAGGAACGGTAAACGAATCTCCAATAACAAATAATCTCTTTATCATATTTTGGGGTGGGGGTTGGGGGGTAAAGTCGTTTTTAAAGAAAATTTTTTATATCTCTTTTGATAGTTCTTATTATCTTCCACTTTCCACAACTTATCGGAATTAATTATCAAATTATAAAAAAATTCATCAATTGGTATATTTTTCATTAAAGATGAATAATAGTATGGATATGACAATTTAAGGTAATCCATTGCTTCATTTTTATCTATTTGAAAACCATTTGAACGACTAAAATCAAACTCCGTTGATTCATACGGTTTATGTAGATTAAGTTCCCATTCACAAAATGTAGTTAAATTTTCCAATTTTACAAATTTCACATCATTATAATCCATACTTTTTAAAAACATCTCTTTATATAAATTAAATTGATAATGACCACAACTCCAATCACAAAATCTTAAATTGTGTATTATATCCTTTTCATTGTTCTTATCAGGATTTCTTGTCCAGTTTAAAATCAATTCGGTATGTACAGCACTTACAAGTAAATCCATTGGTGGTCGTATGATAATCCATTTAATACCATCAATGTTTAATTTTGAAAATGGACTTAAATGGTGAGTTACTTTAATTTTTGGAGGTATAACTTTAGATGTGAGTGTTGTTCCTTTTGGTAATACGATAGTTGAAGGAAACCCACCACCATCCGGCACACCATATATGGAGTCCAAATAACGAGAACCACATTTGGCGGGAGCAAGAACCTTTTTATCGTAAAAATTAAAATGCACTATTTATTTAACTTTTTAAGTTGTTCGATTTCGGTTTGTAAATCCATTACCTTACACATCATTTCCAAACGAGAATCTTCCAAATCGGAATATGCTTCCCAATCCTTTTCACTATATTGTGATTTAATCATGGACTTAAGCCACTTTTCTTCTTCACTAATTAAGCTTTCCAATCGAATGTTATCTTTGGGTGATAGTAAACTTAGAGCGGATTCTATACTATCCCATTTTGGGGGTAAAGAAAGATTATACATGTTTGAAGTCCATTGCAATTCTCTTGCGGATGGAGTAAGTTCGGAAAGAGCTCGTAGTTTGTGAAATCGGAAACCGGTTTTCTCCCATATATCATATAATTCTCTATATAAGTGTGGATACCAATGTGCACAAATACCCAATTCTATTTCGGTTATAATATTCAATATATCTCTATAAGGGTCTGCAGCCGATTCGGTTTTTATTGCGGATATAAAATGTTCTCTAACGGGTCTCCATATAAAAGTAGTTCCACTATGTACATTTTTTTGTAAATCGGTAATGTCAATTGAAAATGTAGATATACGATTTTCAACATCCAATCCCCCCAACC